GGATGCAACAGCGGCAGTCGCCGAGTCTGGTGCGCCTGGACTGCCTGGCCATATCTCTTGCATCTCAGTTACGGCAGTGATTGTCGCAACCGAGTTCAACTCTGAACCACGCACTTGTTTTCCGACTTGATAGTTGTGGAAGTCTCCGTTGAAGTCTGAACCGTTGTGCGCCAAGAATACATTCAGGTCAGAGTCTAACCACTCAACAACTTCGCCACTCATTGTGAGCGTATCAGTTTTCATAGAGACCTTCTCTCCAGGAACAAAACCATTTGATGCGGAGTCCAAAGTAAGTCTCCACTGGTATGCCCAGTATTTTTGGATGCGGTCGATGTCTGGAACGTCTGTGTTGAATCTTTCGTCACTGTACTCAAACTTCTCACAACGAATTCTAAATGTTGGGAGGTTTGCTAACTGATAGAAAGGGTTGTCATCTTCAACCTTCATTATCTCAAAGGTTGCACCTGCCATTGGCATATGAATCAAGTCACCTTCTCTTGGACGGTAGTACTTGTTGCCACCAACTGTAGCGCCAGTTTTAGGTTCTTCGTAACTGCGTATCTCTGTGTCCCACCTTCTTCGTGACATGATGAAGGTAACAGCATCTCGTATCTCAACGCCAAACTTTGAGAATAAATCTCCGTCCCCATCAAAACCCTCTACACTCTCAAGGTAGACTTCGATTTTGTAGGCATAGTTGAACTCGGATAGGATTGCATCATTGAATATCATATCACGATAGACAACTTCGCGGGGAATGTAGTAGACATTTTGTCCAAAATTCTGAATTGACTCAGTAATCAAATCTTCATAGAGATTCTTCTCACTGTTAGTGCCGTATTTAAAAAATGGATTAATCATTGGGCGTTCTTCTTCTTCGCGTGGTATGCCACCATCGCGAGTCTATGTCGCTCTTTGACAACGGGGTCTGCCATAACATTCTCTGCACCCATCTTTGTTCCTTTCTTTGCCTTTGCCATCTTAGCGATTGTCTCTGGGGTTTTGTATCGCAGACTATTTCCGTGAGTCGAACTCTTTGCAAATGCAGCTTGCTTTTTCATTCTGGATTCGTATGAGTCTTTCTTACCTGCCCTATGCTGGTTGCCCGTCTGCACTGGAGGCATCCCGCCACCCAAACACATATTGTAGGTGTCCCTTCGGGCAATAAATTCTTCGTTGACTATCTGCATTTCCTTTTCCAAAACCTCTTCGCTCGTTCCTTCAAACAAAGTCTCGCGACTAAAGTTTTCTTTCCCATACTTATCTATTGCGCGTTTCAGATTGATGCCAGAACCTAAGTAAGTTCTTCGCTCACCTGTATGAACGCCAACATAAATGTTTCCATTTATTTTATTAGTGGTTTGGTAGACTATTGACACATCATCCAACCAGGAAATCGGGTGGAACTTCCTGTTCGAGTCTCATCCTTTCTCGGAGGTCTCTTAGTTCAACTGTTGCTTCCTCAAGCATACTCTTTCCGTTGATGGTAACACCGCCTGGAAGTTGCATGCCATCAAACTTGGACATGTTTTGTCCCCACTGTTGTTTAATCAAAGTGGTGGTGAAGTTCTTCATGAACATATCATCCCATATCTGATAGTCATCAAAGGTGTTGTAGACTTCACAGCAAATCCAACTTCCTGCTGGCATCCTACCCTCCCAAGCGTTATCGCCCCAGAGATAGAGTCGGTTCTGCCTTCTTGCAAACGAAACTATGGGAAGACCGATTATAGTCATATCAATCAGCGCAGCATAAGACTGCATCTGGTACAGGTATGAGAGACCGCCCGTACCACCTTGAACAGCACCAGCAATATTTCCAGCGCCACCAATCTGTCCAGGAAACATCGGTCCTCCTACGCCTATCATTCCATATGCGCCGCCTCTTGGAAACACCTTTGTAACATATATTATGGTTGAAGGGATAGAGACATATCCGTTTGTGACATCTTCTGCGGTCAACTGTAACTCATAGTAAGTTCGGTATGTCGCATCGGAATGGAACTCACGATAAACTTGCAAGGCATCGTCAACACAGTCTTCCATCTGCTCGTCACTGACATTTACTTCAATGACAGGTTCTCCGAGTTTACGGAGGCAGTATTTTATTAGTTTCTGCCTTGTATCTATTAGCATTTGATTTTCCTAAGTGCGTTGGTTACTTCTATTTATACAGTTAAAATACTGCTCTCATCAGTTGCCTTGAAGGTAATAGTCTGACATTTTTACCTCACCAGATGCGGGAACAGTAGTGTTGACACTGTAAGTTGCTGCCGGTTTTGATAAAGCGCGGGAAAGTCCATAGTAATTATACCATGTATCTTTGTTTTGCGGTGGCAAGTTTGTTTGGTTTCCAGAACCATTCGGAATAAAAGATGAGTTTATGCTATACGGAGAGTAAGGTTGACCACCTGTGGCATTATCCTGAACATAGTACTGATATTGAGTCGTGCTTCCAAAAGGTCCGAATGCGGGATTTGTTCCTGGGGTATTAACGTCAGCGTATGAGAAGACTAATTGACCAGACCAGTAGAAGTAACGATATATAGTCGAATTCTGGACATATTCGAATGAGATATTGATCCCATAGACAAAAGTGCCAGAAGACCATCGCTGGATGACAGTCAATTTTGAGAAATTTGTGCTCAAGGTGGGAAATGGTTGAGGGTATCCTCGATCTATATAAGCATTAGCAACGTAAGGTGTGGTCGCAGTTGTATTCACATAACTGCCACCCCTATAATAGTTACTAATCGGGATGGGGGCTCCCCCACCTGGATAGGTGCCATTGAGGTTGGAATTAAAAGAGAGAGGGCCGCTGGCTGGATTATCCATTATCGTCTAGACCCCCACTGCTTCAACTCGTCAACCTCTTCCTTCAGTTCTTTGATTGCTTCAATGAGAAGAGGAACAAGTTTCTCATAGCGAACTGCTTTGTATCCGTTATCCCTTGTTGTAACAACATCAGGAAGTCCTAAAGACTCAACCTCTTGCGCGATGACTCCTGTCTCGCTGCCTTCTTTCTCACTCTTATCATTCCAATCAAAAGTGTTACCACTGATTGATGCGACCTTCGCCAAAGCATTTGGTATGGGTGTGATGTTTTCCTTTAGTCTTTCGTCAGAAGTATAGAATGCTGTGATATCACCGCGACTAAATATCTCCCCGAAGACTTCTAGGTTTGATGCTTGAGTAGCACTTCCAACCGCAGTGTTTCCTGATAGAGTAGTCGTTCCGCTAAAAATGGAAGTCCCGAAGACAGTGAGTCCCGTTTGCACTGCTTGCGCGGCGGTTCCTACGGAAACGACAGTATCAGTTATCGTAAATGCTTGCTCCGCAGTCGCACCAAAACCGACAACAAACTGTACCGCTTTGGTGCCAGTGTTCTGTGTGAAAACCATATCATTGCCAGAAGTGAACTGAACATTCCCTGTCAACTTAGTTATTCCATTAAAGGTTTTTACCCCAGTGATTGTCTGTGCAGTATTGGTTGTAACACCATTAGTCACCGTTGCGGCATTACCATTAAGCGATGCTGTTATTGTACCCGCAGTGAAGTCACCCGATGCATCCCTTTGAACGATAGTTCCGACAGTAGAAGTCGATGAAGTGATGCCGTTCAGTAGTAACGCATTAGCAGCAGTAGTTGCGTTTGATGCTGTGCCAGTCAGGTTTGCTGTTATTGTTCCAGCAGCAAAGTTTCCAGAAGCGTCTCTTGCAACGACTGTACTAACGGTGTTTGCAGTGGATGCAGATTGACCACCGAGTAACAGCGAGTTGCTAGCGGTTGTTGCTGTGTCAGCGTTCCCCGTTAGCGCCCCAGTAAGACCAGCACTGAATGTTTGCATTGCAGTAAAGGTTTGTGCGACATTTAGTGCTGCTCCTGAAGAAGCAATATCTGACAGAAGAGCAACTGTGCCACTGGTGTTGGGCATAGTGTAAGTTCTATCAGCACTTACACCACTAAATCTTAGAATACCGTATGCCGTTCCTGTTGACTTGAAGCGATAGTCTGCTCCACTTGCTGAAAGTCTAACTTGATTGTCTGAAGTTAGTTCTAAGGGTACGCCCGAAGCAGTTACACTTGTAACATTTGATAATGCTCCAGATACATCAGCGGTTCCATCAAATGCCTGCCCCCATATCAGTCTTGCAGTTGTTAACTTGTCTGCCTTTGCTGCACCACCAGCAGTCCCGATAAGGGCATTCCAAGAAGTAACTTCGGTGACAAGGGGGATTTCGTTGAGTGTCGCAACATCCACATTCATTGTTACCGCGCCAGTACTTGATGCCTGACTTACTGCAAGACCATTACTTGCTGGAGTTGCGAGGGTAGCAGACTGGACACCAACACTGATTCCTCCGCCAGTGAGTGTACCATCTATTTGGAGATTGCCTTTAACTACCGTAGTAGTTCCGCCGACTGTGCCTAAGTTTACCGTTCCAGGCGCTGCGAGGTTAGTAATTTTGGCACTATCAAAGCTGAAAGACCCTGCTAATGATGGGATGCTTACCGCACCTTCAGGAGAAATTGTTATCGCCTCAACACTATCAGTGCCGTTGTATGTGCTTAGACTCAGGTTCCATTTTGGAGGACTAAGTTGTGTTTGCTTTGCTTTGATGCGACCAGAGTTGTTTGTTCCAGCGGATG